AGTACTTAAAAAGTTTTTAAATCTTATTTTTTCAAAATCAATCATTTTAAATAAAATTAGTATCTTCTTGTTGTGGAGGAGGAACTACAATATCATCTGGAGTAAAAATACGATATTCATATCCATGAAGTTCGCAAGCTTTTATAACTATTTTTTCTTCAACTTCTATAACATTCATTTTAGGATAATCATCTTCTTCTAAAAGCAAAGCAAATCTGGTTGCATCATCTTCTTCTTCAAAAATATAAAGAATATGATTTCCAAATTCATCTACAGCTGCATAAGCACCTTGATCTTCTTTTCCTCTTAAAGTTATTAAGTACATTACACCATCTCTAATGCTTCTTTGTATACTTCTTCAAGTATATTAGTTATGGTGCTTTTATTCAGTTCACATTCACTTTCATCAACATATCTCTGAAGTATAGAGAAAGTATCTTCAGATTCAAATGCTTCAAAATTTTCAGATTCTTGAATTTGGAAATTTTCAACAATTTTTATTTCAGCAATGTTCGCACTATAAAGTTTATCTACAAATTTTTCAAATTGTTTGATACCTGTTTTTTTGCGGACAATTACTTTTACAATTTTATTTTCATATTCTCTAACATCAAAGGTTTGATGTGGAGTATCTTCATAATAAATGTTATAAAACATTCGGTAAGGATTATCAATATGAAAATGCTCTAGAGTTTCTGTATCAAAAATAGTGAATCCACGAGGATCATTTACATCATTCCAGTATATTTCGTAAGGATTACCCAGATAGAACACAGTTCCATTATTAGAACGAGTATGGTAATGACCAGAAAATACCTTCTTGAAGTTTGTAAAAATATTTGCTTCCAGTCCATGCTCTTCCATTATAAGATTACGGTTTACTCTAAATCCCTGAAGTTCTAAATGTCCCATTGCAACCTTTGCTTTAGAACTTTTAATCAGTTTAAATGATTTTTCTTGATTCTCAGAATTAATCCAAGGAAGAAGAAGAATATTTAACCCACCAATTTTTACTTCAGATGGTTCAGAATAAGTCTTGATGTTTTTATAATTTTGTAGAAGTAATTCTGGAGAGTTTACATTGTTTGTATTTTTAAAGTAAACATCATGATTTCCAGTAATTAAATGAACATCATACTTTGATAAAGGATCTAAGACGACTCTACGAGTCCAGTCAAATCCAACAAAATCAATTGACTTACGACTATCAAAAGCATCTCCCATATGAATAACAGTTTCAATCCCATACTGTTCCAGCGTTGGGAAAAAAATGTTTTTATAGAATTGCTCAAAATAATCCTGAAATAGTCTGGAAGATTTTCTTGCGCCCCAATGAGTATCACTTAAAATACAGATTTTCATTTAGAACCTTTACTTCGATTTTCTTTCATAGTTAAAATTTGAAGATTGTCGGGGTGGTGTAGTCCACCTTTGCATATAGGAATAATGTGATCTACTTCATGTGGTATACCAGTTTCCAAAGATATTCTACCACATTCTTCATAAATGAACAATATTTGGATAATTTGCTCTTGTGTCAAATCTGAAGTTTGATTTTTTACTGTTGCTCTTCTTTTTGCTGCCTTAGCATTATTTTTTTCTGGATATCTTTTATTTTGTTCTTTCCACTTTTCTGGATTTTGTTCTCTCCATCTATCCAATCTTTTTTTTTTGTTTTTTCTTTTGTTCTATAAGGTTCCATCAAATCTTTATTATTAAGTTTTTCTAATCCAGATTTTATAGCACAAGGAGCGCAAGAATTATTAGAAACATATCTTTCATAAGAACCACATTTTTCACAATGAGTTTCACTAATATATTTTTTTTCTCCATTTTCTATTGCTTTAAGTCTGTTCACTCTTGATTGGGAATATTGATTAGGCATAATGCTCCATAGTGTTTTTATTATTTATACACTATGGAGCATAATCAGTACCTCATTTTGATGTGAACATTTTCCTTAATGGAACTGTAATCGGAATAGTTGCTCCCGTCAATACCCCCATCATCGGCAAAGACCTCATCAAATCCAGTTCTTTCAAGAATCTTATTTTTAATTTCTAATTGCTTTTTCTCCTTTCCAATTCTACGAATAAAAGCAAAATGAATAATCTGAGTAAAGTATGCAAAAGGATTCTGCGACTTCTCTGGATTGAAATTGTGAAGATATTGAATGCAATTTTCAATACCATCAGAAATCATATCATCCTTAAACATATAATTTACAAAATTAGGTTTAAAGGATAAATGAGTTGCAATCTTAAGAATACACTCTCCAATATAATTTGGAATAGGAGGTCTATTCGGACTAACCCATTTTTTTAATTCATCATCGGTAATACTAGGTATTTCTTTCTCAGCTGCATTTCTTAGTTGCCTTTTGTATTCGATCAATGCAGCTAAGAATTCTTTATTATTTACATAATGAATTGATCTCTTTCTCTTTGTCATTACTTCTGTTGAAATCATAAATTTTATTAATCTAATATGTAGACATTATAACATTTCAAGAGAAAATAAGCAAGGCTTGACAGACCTATGAATCATGTGTAGAATAGGCTTGTTGCTTTTGAAGATCAGGTTAAAGCTTCTATAGAGTAATAGAATAGATATTTAAATGAAGTTGTTTCCGTAGGAAACTATCCCGAAGGGATATCTATGAATTCTTAAAGATCTTTTCTAAAAGTTCTTTTGCATCATTAACATTCGCAAGATATCCCATTTTACGACTCACTGTTTGTTTATTGCTTTTTATATCAGAAACTTTTCTAACATAAGACTGGTGTAATACGATCATTTCAATGTCATTAGTTTCTGTCATTGTAATCACATCTTCCATCTTAATTAAAAACATATCTTCAGTACTAGTTTTAATCCAAGGTTCTATTTTATACCCACTTGCACCTGAACGATTTTTATAACTTTCTACCATAATAGGATTAGTTACAATTAAGTTAATCCTATCATCTTCATCACATGGTAATACGCGAGCAAATATTTCTTCACCTGTTCTCAATTTAATTGATGCATAAAAATCTTCTTCCATATTATTCCTTTAAGTTAATTGGTATAATCTCATAATTAAAATCTTCTTCTGTATATATTTTAACTCTTTCAATAAAATGATTAAGCGTATAATTCTTTCTTGAATTATATGTCATATCATCTGCGATATCGTAAAGTGTTGCCTTATCTTTGTTACTACCTTTTCTTAAGACTCTTCCAATTGATTGTAAATTACGGATTCTTGATTTACTTGGAGATGCAAAGATTACATTATGTAAGTTTTTAATTGAAATTCCTGTACTGAAAACACCGTAAGAAGCAACAATAATGGCATTATTTTCTCTTTCAGTAATTTCTCTTACTTTTTCTCTTTCCTGAACATCAACTCCACCGTGAACAAAAAATACTTTACGATTAACATCACTGCCACTATTTATGAGTTCATATAGTGGTAGTCCATGAGTTTCAACACGAGAAAATAAAATTAAGGTATTTCCTTTTAAATCAAGAGCAATATTTTTTATGAAATTATTTCTTTTTTCATTGGTAATAAGAAATTGAATCTCATCTTCGTACTTGTCAAATTTTTGTGGTTTATGTTTTAAAACTAAACAATGAATATCTAATTTAGATGCTCTTCCTTTTTCAATAAGTTCTTTGGTTCCTACTGCCTTATATGAAGGTCCAAATAATCCAGAAATTACCCACTCATGGGTTTGAGAGTCTTTTCCTCCATTAGACAATGTTCCTGTAAATCCAAAACGATATTTTGCATTATGAGATTTTTTCATAATCTCAACCAAGGATTTTGATTTACATCCATGACATTCATCAACGATTACACAATCATAATCCTCAAAGAAAGATTTGTCTAATTTATGAATGCTCTGCCAAGTTGAAAGTGTGATTGGAGAATCAGTATCTTTTTCTTGTCCTGAGTAGATCATGTGGCAATAATTTTCTGCATCCCATCCATAATCAACCCAATCCTTAAACATCTGATGAATCAAAGATGTTGTGGGAAATACAACTAAAGTTTTTAATCTTTTTTTTGCATAATATCTTACTATGGAGTAAATCATAAATGACTTACCAGATGATGTTGCTGATACAATAGTCTTTCTATTATATCTCAGGCATTCATATACAGCATTAATCTGATAATCATATGGAGAAAATTTGCATATATGATTCATATATCCAGACACTCCTTCCAAGGATATCTCCTCATTTATTTCAAAAGGAAGTCCATAATACTTATTATCACGAAACTCATAAGTATATCCATGATTTTTTATTTTTGCAATAACTCTATCCAAAAGTCCCGCATATATTTCTCCTGTTGCGGTACTTAGGAGTCTTATTTCTCCATCCCACCCTTTTTTTCTATACTGTGGCATGAATTTTGCTGAATCCACAGTAAATGTAAAATAAGGTGCAAGTTCATACAAAACATGAGGTTCACATTCTAACTTGATGAAAACCTCATTCTTTTTGGATATAATTATGTCACTCATGAAATAATTTAGATTCTATGAGTATTTAGTGTATCATCCCAAACCACTTGCAAATCTTTGAAATTCTACAGCGTTTTTGATTTGATAAGTTCTATTATGAATCATCTTTAGAATATCTTGAAGATAACTCAGCATTACCTCATAATATTCTACCTTTAAAGATGCTTGTGAAAGACTTTGGTCAGCATCTAGGTATTTTTGAAGAGTATCTTTGTCCCTTATTTTTTTAGGAAAAGGATTCTCGACATAGACATCAGGATCTGCTTTTCCTGTGTAATATTCGTATTTTTGATGTCTTATATTTCTTTTTTGTTGTTCTGCTTTCTTTTTAAGAAGCATTATATTATTATATAATTCAAAGTATTTTGCATGTAATGAAGGAATATTTAAAGATTCTGTGTGTAGATTATCTGGATCTATTTTGGAATCTGATTCCCACATTGTCTGTATTTTTTCAAGGTCTATCATAAATTATTTTGTTGGGTTTAAAGGTTTACCTGTTCTGTCCACTATATTATACATCATATACTTAAAAGTTACCTCTGCTGTAAAATATTCATTATCAGGATTTGTCGCATCGAATTGTAAGGTACTTAATTGATATGGAAACATAGAACGAAAAATAACATTAAAATTAAAATTTTGATTACTATTTAATACTAATAAAGTTCCATCTGAATATAAATTCATTTGAGAGTTGGAAGGTTGTTCAAAAACTTCATTTGTAGTTTGCCAATCATAAATTTGCTGCAAACTTTCTGGAAATCCAAGACCTCGCATCCAATTTTGAATTTCCATATAATTTTCAAGATTTTCATCCACTAAAAATCGTAGAGTAAAATCTTCAAAATCCATCTTATCTCCAGGCACAGGAATATCTGTAGTGTAAGATGGTTGCATTGCAACACCTAAAGTTATTGCTGGTATATTAGCAGTATTTGAAAAAAATGCAACCTTTGGTGCTCTATTTAATGTAAATTTGAAACCAAGAGAAGAAAGAAAATTTCTATTTTCTATCTGCCTTTTAAATCCTGCTTCCGCCATATTCTTTTCTAATTATTTAGATAAAAAAAAGAGACCCTTTTGGGGTCTCCTTGAATTTTATGTGAAATGACTCACATTAGGTTGCGTACTTGTACACGTCTATAGTATACGTTGCTGGAAGCCTTAATAGCACCCATGCCTTGAGTAGCACCTTCAGCGAATGGATTCGCAACTAGACCGTAACGGGTCTTGAATCCGATCTTAGGCTGGAAGCTGTTCTCACCAACGGCACGAACCATTTGGAGAGGAACATAAGG